AGCTGACGAAGAAGACCGAAATAAGGTTAAACTACTACCTAACTTTGATGCTGAAGTGTTCTTTGAACTAACTGGAATTGACCTACGAGGTGACACCAAATGAAAGAAGTACTATTATATTGTGCAGTATTCTCAGTCGCAATAGCTGCTTGCGTTGAACACTTTGACATTAAGCGTTACGAAGCAGAGCAACACGCTAAACGTGCATACCTTGACCTTGAAGTTAGGTACAAAGAAGCAGAGGTTAAAATAGCTGAGCAACGCGCACTTGAACTTAAATACGCTTGCCAACTCATCAATACGCATGGTGAGACTTACACCAAAGAGGAGTGTTAGCATGCTTACGGGTTTAACGTTTGTACTATTCGCGATGGGTTACATCAACGGGTCGATAGCACTGCCGCTGGTGACATTGTGTCTCGACCTTTATCTACTCGCATGTTTCTTCGATTGGTTGATAGAGCTGGAGAGGGGGGACAATGATTAACCATCCACAAACAGCACTGTTCCATCTCGTAAATAAGAAGGTGGACTTCGAAGAGGCATACTACCTGCTCAAGTGGGAGATACGCTACGGTATGAAACAACTGGAGATATTAAGCCATGAATTTAGTTAAACTGCAAAATGAAATCCACCAGCAAAATAAAGATATGGGCTGGTGGGATGAGCCAAGAACGTTCGATGTGTTCGTCTGCCTATTCCACTCTGAACTATCCGAAGCGATGGAAGGCGATCGTAAGAACTTGATGGACGACCACCTGCCACATTATGAAATGTTCTGGGTTGAACTGGCCGACTTCGTTATCAGGGTCATGGACTGCTTGGGGAGTGAGGGTAATACAGAGTATAATTGCACTGTCCTTGGTGTTGAAAGTACTAGAACACGCTTACTAGCTGAACAGCACCGACTAGTCACGGATGCTTATTCGAGAAGTGAAGACCCTTATTACGGACCAAGGAAGCATTATCTAACCACTCTTTCCTCTTCAGTGGTTAACTGCCTAAAGTATGCAGAGCTTCACAACGTCGACCTGCTTCAGATCATCGATGAGAAGCGAGCGTATAACCTGACACGTGATGATCACAAACCCGAGAACCGTGTAAAAGCTAATGGGAAAAAGTACTAATATGAAAGTAACAGACTTAGCTGAACGTAAACTGGTGAAGACGAATGAGCGGTTGGTGCCGCTCTACCAAGAAATCGCCGCACTTGAAATGGAGCTACACGCTAAAAAGGTAGCTCGTAACATACTTGAAATAGAGTTGCTCGGCCAAGCTGAAGCAACGAAACGACAACTTATGCGAGGTGACGACAATGCATAAACATTACGAAATGATAATGGCGAAAGCCAAGAATACGGAACTAACTGAACTCTATGCATCTGGAACGGATAAATGGGTGAAGTGGGTAGGCAGTAAAAAAACCATATTCTTTACTGAAGAGGATAACTATTTCCTTTGCCACCCGAAACACACTGAAGCATGTCTTCACTGGCTCAATGGTGGTAAGGTGGTAGTCATGGCTAGTAAGTTCAATAGTTCTTATGTACTAGGCGCGAATGACGGTCACAAATGGGACCCTGAACACATCTTTATGTTTGAGAACGTGGAGTTCACCATTGAAGTTAAGAAGCGTGAGAAGTGGATCATCTACCGTACTGACGGTTCAATCGTGGGTCCGTTCGACAAGAAACCGGAGAACATAACCGGTAGTGGTCCGTTCGACAAGAAACCGGAGAACATAACCGGTAGTGGTCAGATCATTAGGATAGAGGTGGTGTGATTAAACGGTTAAAAAGAAACCCCGCTTCGGCGGGGCTTTTTATTGCTTAGAAGAAACTGGGTTGCTCGGGTTTGTACCAGCGTCTACGCTGGGATGAGTTCACACGTGTAATCCTGCAATCACAACCTAACTCCTTCAGCACTGCACCAATGTCCTGAGACCTCAGTGTAAGACCAGACAGTTCTTTTATCTCATCCATAGTGAGACCGTTGATATCTAAGTTAGAAAGAACTTCCTTAGCGTTAGCTTTAGCAGCGTCGGTATGCCCTACATGATACCATCCTCTGACCATCTCCCCGGTGGATTCATCACGTGTGGGCCTACTGTTGTAACCGATCTCTCGTAAAATCGGACCGAGGACCTGGGGTGTGACTGACAAGTCAGTTAAAGATAGTATCTCAGACATCGTGAACCCGTCGTTCACATTATTCCATTTAAGATAGTACTCAACCGCATTTTTGATGTTAACTCTGTCTTCAGACATGTAACCTTTTTTAAACCAAACACGGCGTTGCTTACCTTCTTCATACATCACCTTACTCTCGTACCCTGCTTCACGCATAGCGAAACCAACCATTTGGGTACCACGTACGGCGATACCGACCTCGCGCATTACGAATTCCATAATCTCCCGTGTACTTTTCCCGTTAAAGTTCTTACTCTCGGCAAAATCGATAATGGTAGGATATTGTGGGTTACTGCGGTAGTTATTCTTGGTGCCGTTAAAACCCACATCCTTTCTGAGTAGACGAACAAGGTGTTTTTCAGACAAAGATGCGCGTATCAACTGATATTGCCAGTCTTCCAAATCATCCATTTTGTCTATGTCCAACCCGTACCTCATGTTCAAATCCATCACTCGGGAGAACACATCAGCTTCACTAATATTCAACTCATTAGATATCGCCTTTAAAGTTTTGCTATGTCTCATTGGTGTAAATCCTCTTTTCATGTTGACCATAGTAAAGTATATAGTAAGGGTGTTGACGGGTCAATACGTAACCCATTGTGATGTATGGAACTAACGCAGTAACTGTATTAAACAACGTCACCTTGAAAGAAAGTGTTAAATCGGACTTTGACAGATGGGGATCTGCGGGTATCTGTCAAATTTGTTAGGTTGCGTATGTTATGTTGCAACCTTCCACCGTGGGGGTTACAGGCGTTTTTTGCCGTGATACATGAAAGCCAAATGACGCGTTATTGATGGATAGGACGGAAAATGTGTCATAATCACTGTTATGATTTATAAGGATTTTTTTCTTAATTTTTGATAGAGCATTAAGTACTGACACATTTTTTTAAATTTGGAGAAGTTGAGATTCTTGAAATGTGTATATATACGATTTGAAAATCTGGACCGTAAATATGGTGACAATGCGTCATAACTGAGTCCGTTACATGTCATATATCCGTGCAACCCCTATGGTGTCTACGTTACAATTTATGACACATCCCCATTTTTATGTGTTTCATGCGTCAGTAACAATGACATGTGTCCGTTCGCGTATGTCACAAGCCCTTTCCCAGCCCGTAACAAGTGTACCACCCTAAACCTTGACCTCGGTCACATATCAGTTATCATCTTACTAACAAACAGAAACAGGTTGACTTATGAGACGAATTAAATTACACGACCTCATCGAGTTGCCACCCAAAGAAGCTGCATTCGTGGTGGAGTACATAAGAGACTTCGCACCGAGACGAGCAGCAGAAGCGTCAGGGTATGCAGCCGATTACGGTTACAAGTTATTAGAGAAGGTTGAAGTATCGAAGGCTATCGAGCGCATCCTACTTGAGCGGTTAGAAGTGAATATGATTGACACTGACTGGCTGCTCTATGAGATGGTGGATAACCACATGATTGCACGACAGCAGGGAAACATCACTGCAAGTAACACCGCATTGTCCATGATTGGTAAGCACAAGCGCGTAGACGCGTTCGCAGCGGAAAAGCTGAAGGTCAGTACTGATGCAGACGTATTAGAGCGCTTAGCGGCTGCCAGGCGTCGTGTAGCGGATATGGACAGTAGCGCAGAAGAAGATGAAAACAATGGTGACATTTCATTTATGTGATGCTATTCTCATTTTAAATGGCTGCTCCTCTGTACCAATCTAGGCGCAGACAGCCCGTCACCCTGTAATATCCCCTAGGGAGGATGCAGCCACTCTCATACCGTGACGGGGATGAAGAACAATAGTGTATCTAGGCTTAGCGGCTGAACGCTGGCACGTCACCGGCTGATACACTGTTTCATTTGACGATTAACTTAGAGACGGACGGTTATGAGTAAGAAGATAAGCACTGAAGATTTCATACAGCAATCACGTGAAGTACACGGCGATACTTACGATTACAGTAAGACTGTATACACAGGTAACGTTGATAAAGTGACTATCACATGCAGTATTCACGGTGACTTCCAGCAGACACCAAAAGAACATAAGAAGGGTTCAGGTTGCAGCAAATGTGGTGTTGAGAAAAGAAGACTGAGTAGACGTAATACGATTGACAGTTTCATATCTAATGCTCATAACATTCACGGTGACAAATACTCATACCATCTCGTCGACTACAAAGGTAACAAGACTAAAGTTGATATAGTATGCCCTCTTCACGGTGTGTTCTCACAGAGACCTAACGATCATACATCTGGTTACGGTTGCCCTAAATGCGGTATGACCAGAGTATCTGAGTTAAACAGTTTATCGTTTGATGATTTCCTATCTAAAGCTATATCAGTACACGGTTTCAAATATACATACCGTAGTCATACATACAGGAACGCTAGCAGCAAAATGACTATCACGTGTAGTAAGCACGGTGACTTTGAACAATCATGTTCACACCACTTAAATAGCTGTGGTTGCCCCAAATGTGGCAAGGAAAGAGTCGGTGAGAGACTTAGACTAACAACGCAAGATTTCATACAGAGGGCTCAAGAAGTACACGGTGACAAGTATGATTACAGTGAAACTGATTACGTCACATGTATGGACGATGTGACTATATCTTGTCCTGAGCACGGACCTTTCAGTGTTAAAGCTATCTACCATACGCAAGGGCAGGGTTGCAGACATTGTGCTGTACACGGATTCAACGTTGATGAACCGGGTACTGTTTACGTGCTTAAAGCTACAAAATTCAATATAATGAAGATAGGTATCAGCAATCATTTCGAAAGAAGAGTTGCGGAGCTTAACCGTAGGACACCGTTTGGGTTCTCAGTCATGGCTACTAAAGAATTCAACAATGGTAGTGATGCAAGTGAATGTGAGAAATATCTACATTCTATGTATAATAGATGTAACCAATCAGGTTACGACGGTGCAACCGAATGGTTTGATTTAGATTTCAACATAGTGAGAGATTTGGATAATTATGAGTGACGTTGATATACAGTTAGCCGAAGAAGTTGGGAGGTTCTATGATGACCCTCTCGGTTTTGTCATGTTCGCATTTCCTTGGGGTGAACCCGGTACATCATTGCAAGGATTCGAAGGTCCTGACCAGTGGCAGCGTGAAATGATGAACATATTGAGTGAACAAGTTAAACAACGTAAATTCAATGGTGTCGATGCTGTTGACCCTATACAGGCTGCTATTGCATCTGGTCACGGTATTGGCAAGAGTGCATTCACCGCAATGATCATACTGTGGATTATGTCCACACGTCCTAGATGCAAAGGTGTAGTCACTGCTAACACGGGTGAACAGCTTAAAACTAAGACAATGTCTGAGTTAGCTAAATGGCACAGTATGTGTATTACTGGTCATTGGTTTGAAATGAATACTATGTCTATCGCTCACAGGGCCTACAGTAAATCGTGGAGATGTGATGCACAGACATCACGTGAAGAGAACTCAGAATCATTTGCTGGACTACATGCTGCTGACTCTTCCCCCTTCTACATATTTGATGAGGCATCGGCCGTCCCAGACAAGATATGGGAGGTCGCAAAAGGGGGGCTCACAGACGGTGAGAGTTTTTTTCTTTCTGGCGTTCGGAAACCCTACACGTAACAATGGCTCATTCTATGATTGTTTCCGTAAGTACAGTCACCGATGGATAACACGTAGTATTGACTCTCGCACTGCGAAGATGACGAACAAACGACTCATCCAAACATGGATAGATGACTTCGGAGAGGATAGTGACTTTGTGCGTGTGCGTGTGCGTGGAGTGTTCCCTCGCGGCGGTGATATGCAGTTCATACCATCCGATACAGTGTATGAAGCACAACGTCGTGGGTCAGGTATATACCTCGGGGATGACCCGTTGATATGTGGTATCGATATAGCACGCGGCGGGGACGATAACTGTATGATTCAATTCAGACGTGGTAAAGATGCTAAGTCGGAGAAGGTATATAAGATACCCGGAGAAAAGTCACGTGACAGCATGAAGCTCGTATCTCTGCTCACCATGATACTAGATAGACATAAACCTGATGTTGCTTTCTTAGATGCTACGGGTATGGGTGGTCCGATAGGTGACAGACTACGTCAACTGGGTTATCACGTTATTGATGTTCATTTCGGTGAGAATGCTATCAACCATAAACTGTATAAGAGTCGCACAGCTGAGATGGGTGCTAAGTGTAGACAGTGGTTACTCGATGGTGGTGCAATAACTAATGATCCGCAGCTTGAACTGGAACTGACTGCACGTGAGTTCGGTCACAATGATAAAGATCAGCTTGTTCTAGAGCGTAAGAAGGACATGAAGAAGCGCATCGGTGTATCACCTGACTGGGCTGATGCATTGTATCTTACGTTTGCACAAGAGGTACCGAGACGTGATGCACCACGTGGACATCTCGATCACAACCCACATATGCGTGGTAACAACAACTCTGATTACAATCCTTTGGATAACATGGACTCTGATGACTACTTATAGACAACGGTTGACGTTATGCTATTATCGTATTAGTGTGAGCTACATCACAAAACTAAATGAGGTAAATTGACATGTGTGCAGGACCATTAAGACCGAAAGCGCCACCGCCACCGCCGCCGCCACCAAAAGCACCAGAGGCAGCCGTTGCACCTGAAGCACCAATACAAGCTGGTGGAGCAGGAAGTCAACAAGGCGACCAATCCAGACGTCGTAGAGCGCAGGGACAGTCTACTCGCAGTACTATCCTAACTGGTTCACGCGGTGTACAAGACGGCGCAGGTACAGCAACTAAATCATTACTAGGACAGTAATCGATGAGTACATCCGTTGCTTTGTTAGATACAACACAGTATGTGAAGGTTAATAGCGAGAGACATTATGTAATGCTACAGTCTCTCCGTGATACTGTACGAGTAGCATTCTCAGACACGCAACCTGTTGTGTCTAACATAGCATTCCATACACTCGACGGTAGTGATGAACCTCTGCGGTTACATGACATAGATACTGATGTATGGGTATTGGCGATGACTAATAGATCGAGTCTCGTCATCACTGAGTTCGATACTCAGACTATTCATGTTTATCCGCCTGAAGTTGATTTAGAGAATGGTTACTTCGAAGAACTTGAACCAGACTATGCGTATGGTTGGATCGACCACATGGATAAAACGGATAACCCCAGAACTGTCTGGTCTTTCGCTACAAATGACGCGTCACCTAGATTGGATAGAAAAGTGTTTCCTACAACTAGTGGCGATTTCTTCATAGCATCAGATAACGCTGCTGACACGAGTATTGAGTTCACGTGTAGTTGTATAGCTGCGAACGGTGATGCATTAACCCTGATAGCCACAACTGACGCGACCGATGGTACCACACCTGTGCAATTTGGTTCGGGGTTGGATATAAACTTCGTGGTCATAACTGGACAAGATCAAACACCTATAGGTGATATCTATTTCACTAACTTGAATGACTTCACCGGAGGTCAACCTAACACAGTTACTAGTGTGCTCGCACATGTGCCAGTCGATTACGGTTGCTACCCACAATCATTGGTGAGAGTACCGAATAACAGACGTTTGATAATAAAGAAATTCTACATAAGTCATACCAGAACAGGAGGTTCTGTGGGTTCCGCTGTGATACAACTTAGGACGAAAAGAGCTAACGGATCAGAAGTTGTATCGGAAGAATGGAAGGTGCAGACAGGTTTCAACCCGACAGATGGTATCAACTTAGTTTATGAAGCTGGCTCTATAATAGAGTTCGTAGTGAAATCAGTGTCTGATACCGATCATGACATATCCGCTAAAATGTTATTTATATATGAAGAGGTTTAACAATGCCTACTATCAAGAGTTACAACAAAAGACTTGAGGCTTTACGTTCTGAACGTTCTTCGTTCTTGCCTCTGTACCGTGAACTATCAGATTTCCACTTGGCACATCGTGGCAGGTTCTTAACGTCTGACAGAAACAAAGGTCATAAGCGTAACACTAAGCAGATTAACAACACGTCCCGTATGTCATCTCGTACATTAGCAGCAGGAATGATGTCAGGTATCACATCCCCAGCTAGACCTTGGTTCAGACTATCTACTGGTGAGATGGGGCTTGATGATGCTCAAGCTGTGAAAGAGTGGTTGCATGAAGTACAACGTATTATGTACAAAGTGTTCTCACACTCAAATACTTATAACTCACTCCATCAGCTTTACTCTGAACTTGGTGTGTTTGGTACAGCTGCTATGGGTGTGTATCAAGATTTTGAGAATGTCATATGGTGTAAGCCTTACACAGTTGGTAGCTACATGATCGGTCTTAACGGCCAAGACGTTAGCGATACATTCTATCGTGAGTATGAAATCAGTGTTGGTCAATGCATAAAGCAGTTCGGCATTGATAACGTGAGTGAGCATGTCAAGCATCAATGGGAGAAAGGTAACAGTGAAGCTTGGGTGAAGATAGTCCATGCTATAGAACCTAATGACGACCGAGACAACAACAGCCCGATGGCCAAAGATAAAGCCTGGCGTAGTGTGTACTATGAAGCGAAAGCAGGCGCACGAGATGGTGAGGACAAGTTCTTACGTCAATCAGGTTTCGATGAATTCCCGCTACTGACACCACGTTGGGATGTGACAGCAGAAGATGTATACGCGACAGACTGCCCGGGTATCACTGCATTAGGGGATACTAAAGCTTTGCAACTCGGTGAGAAGCGTAAGTATCAAGCAATGGATAAAATCGTAAATCCACCACTACAAGCACCAAGTACCATGCGTAACAAACTGACGAACGGTACTGTCGGTGCGGGGGATATTGTTTGGGTTGATGATATCGGGAATGGTATGAGATCAATATACGACTTCAGACCAGATATGAATGCTATCGGTGCAGAGATACAGAACGTTGAAGTGCGTGTTAAACGTGCGTTCTACGAAGATTTGTTCTTGATGCTTGCTCAGTCTGACCGTCGCCAGATAACCGCTCGTGAAGTTGCAGAGAAACACGAAGAGAAACTACTCATGCTAGGTCCAGTGCTTGAACGTCTGCACACTGAGTTACTTGACCCACTCATTGATCGTACATTCAACATTCTACAAAGCGCGGGTGTACTACCTACACCACCGCCAGAGTTACGCAACAAAGACTTGAACATTGAATATGTTTCAGTATTA